CCAAAGGAAACAATAGTGAACGCCGCAGCAACCATGGACTTACCCTGGTTGGGGAACGATGCTGTTCCATCTAGTTCTAGACCAGGGAAAGGACAGTTGGGTTGCTTGACCTTAGAACCATCAATTAGAGCACCGCCACCACCTAGGAAAGAGATAACAGAAGAGTTCTGTGTATATGGTGATGCCTCAACGATAGGCAAATCATCAAACGTACCTCTGATAGCAGATCTGACATTCTGTTGATCTTGAATAAAGCTATCTGGATACGTGATAACTGGTGCAATATCATATAGAGTTCCAGTATTAATTGCAGTAGCTCCAGGTGCTGTACCATTTGCAGGATCAACAGCGTATTCTAAGATGCTATCATAAAGATCCATCAATGTAGTGATGGTAGATGCTACGTTAGAGCATGTTGGATTAGTTCCAGACTTAAGAATATTCCAATCTTCAAATTTAGGGATTGGAGAATTTAGTGCTGTAGGACCATAATTAATCAGAGTAGCATTTGCCTTTGCACTTACAAACGTATGTGCGACACCCGCAGCAGCACCTGCGTTTGGTACAGTACATGTTACTGTGGTTAATCCACCAGCACTTGATACGTTGGTAATTGCATAACTTTCACCATAGTTGGAATCAAACCTCAGAGGACTTGCGTGGTCTCCAGGTGTTCCGTTGTAGGTGCAGTTGAATACTAGTGCCTCTTCTGCAAAAGCGATTCTATCGCTGGTAGTTGGTGCTGTGGCTGGATCGGGGAATGTTACAGTTACTTGACCCGATGTGGAGTTATAAGTAGCACCCTGTGGTGTAAATGCAGCAACATTGCCATCAGACCAGTTACGCATTGCAGCGATTGCTAGATCTTTAACTTGCTGGAAAGCAAATCTAGTAGCTGGTAGTTCTGATGCAGGGACACCAACCAATGCCAAACCATCGTAGTAAAGTTCAGCAGCAGTTACTGTTCCTTTATTTCCACCCAATACCAAGTCTCTACAGAGATTGCGTAGAGTTAGTACACTATCTCTACGACACTTGCGTTCTTGAACGTTGTTAAGTGATAGAGATGGATATTGAACAAGTGCTGCTCTGTATGCTTCATCAGCAATCAAGTCTTTGTTCTTCTGAATCAGATATGCAGCATCTAGATATGTGCCAGTTGCATTATTGCTAATTACATCTACCCAGAGATAAGATAGAGTATCGATAGCAGCTCTTACATCATCACAATACTTTCCACTACCATTTGCTGATCCATCAGCATTCAGTAGCGCCGTAGAAGAGATAATCGTTGGATCGAAGTATCTTGGTAGAGAAGAATATTGAGGAGTGTATAGATCATCACTGAGAGTTCTGTTTCCAATCCTCCAGTTGCACATTGCGTAGATTGCTAGTTCTCTAGCAAATTCAAATCCACGAACGTTTTGCGTAATTTCATCTTCGATGAAACCAATTTGTGTTCCTACAATATACTTCTGTGCTGCTGTAAGAACGTTGAAGTTTGATCCAAACTCAAGGTCTCTTACGATAGCGTTGAGGAAGTGTACAACGTCTTGACGGCACTGCTCGTCGTTACCAGGAATAGAGAAACTTGGATATGTTTTCTGACCATCAGAACAGGACAGAAGCATGTTCTCGATCTTGATAACATCATCTTCTGTTAAAGATGCAACTGGATTGTTGGTTGTAACTGTAGCAATACCTGTTCCAGCATTGTCCCATACAAATCCAGTAACATTGTACGTGTTACCACCAAATGTTACTGTACCACCACTGACGTAAGTGTGAGTATCAAGAGTCGCATTAATTCCTAAGAAAATGTCGAAAGTATTACCACTGACGTTAAATGCAGCGTAATGATACTTTGCATATTCAGAGTTAATAAACCCAACAACCTCATCAGCAATGAAGTCTCTGTTGTTTCTGATTAACTGGCAAGCATCCTGATATCTTCTTTCTACAGGAGTAGACAGTTTAAATTTGTTTGGTGAGTTGAGTAGAGATAAAGTAACAGATTTGGAGTAAGACTTTACCGTAGCATTTTGTCCTGGGTCAAAGTCTGATACAGAGAATCCGTTGACTTTCTTTGGAATTACAAATCTTCTAGCACGACCATCAGCATCTTCGATGACCTTATAGATTCTTTGCTTACCATTCAAGAAAGAAATGTCAGGACTGTTATTAGTAGGCAGACCTTCAATTAGAATCTCTTGACCTTCTTTCAATTCGTGGGTATTAGATCTACCAACTAGAGCACTAGTATAGAAAACAATACCACCAAGGTCTTCTGAATTACCATATATGCCACTCTGGAAACCACCTTGAGAGACACTAGGATCGTTCTGTAGGGAGAAATCGATTCTAGAAATAGGTAGAGTTGTAGTTACATCTTCGTCATAAGATACAACCTCACCTTCAGCTCTAATCGATACAATGTCTGTAGAGTCAAATGTTTCTGTAGTTACAGTTGCATTGAACAAGTTGATCGTTCCATTTCCTGTAGCATCCCATGTTGGGGAGTCAAGGATAGGTACAACAGCAACATCCCAATAAGTTGGGGTATTCTCATCATCTGGTGTAATAGAAGCAACTTCGTAATAACCAGCAGTGAAGTAGGTATCTGTAGTATCGTCTAGATACAGATAAGTACCACCAGGGATGGTTGGTTCTGGATCTGTTCCAGTAAATCTCAGTTTGTTTTCTCCACCAACACCAGTACAAGTGAGGTTTGTAATTTGAGATCCAGTCGAACCAGAAAGAATATATCTAAATTGCTCACCAGCGATGAAGGAACCACTTGTTAGTCTTACATCAACATTACCATTGATGTATGCACTAGCACCTGTTGTTACATCAAAGTTAACTTCGATCAGTTTTGCTCTAGAACCAGTGTTAACACCAACTACTTCTAGACCAGTTACTAGTTGTTGTAAACCTGTATTTTGCTGGAAAGCAACACGGAATTCATCTGGACCAAAGATTTGGTGACCAATTGGATACTGTACACCAAAGTCACCATTGGTCTCATTATCGATCGTGATTCTTTGCTTGTCATCAAAGACCATAGCAAAGTCCCAAGTAGCAACTGGGTCACCGTTGGAGTCAATTTGGTCGCGATATGTAACACCAATAACGTAGTTCTTATCGCCAAACTTGAAAATGTGCTTGTTAGCATTTGCAGGTCTGATAATTACCAGACGTAGGTTGTCACCAACAACTGAACAGTCGGGTGGTAGAGAGATTGGGTTATCTTCTACGTAGTCACCACCAGAGACAACCAGTGTTTCTTTAACACCAGGAGTTGCCCATGCTAGTTGTGCTGCTTTTTTAATTGTACGAACAGGGTTAACTGCCGAACGACCGTCGTTCAGGTCAGAACCAATCTGTTCAGAAACGTAAATACGACCACCAACGTCATTCGTTGCTAGGTTGAGTACGTATTCTGTAGTAGCAATCTTGTCAGATCTATCGCCAAGTAGAGGTGTGATAGAACGTGGATAGACGCCAGCTTCTCCAGTCTCTTGGTATTTAAATGCATTTGGATCGTCTACACGGAAACCAATATGCTTGAAGTTAACTTCACCGTTAGCAACAATACCATCAGTGTGTTCTGGTGCTAATGAACCAGTCTCACCAGCATTTAGTGCTTGATAAACATTGTTACCAAAGTATCTGTAAGAGTTCTCCTGAATAATAACGTTGGGAGACCAGATAGTACCACTGCTGTTAACATAGGTCTTTAAGTTTGGACCTCTGAGTTCTAGGTCAGGGGTAACGAAGTTATCAATATCAAGGTTTAGAACTCTCGCCGTGTCTGAAATGATCGACGTTGACGTTCTAATAGCACCGTTGATATCAAGTTCAAAGTCAACAGTATCCAGTTCTGCTACAAGAGAAGCACCTTGTCCATTGCCACCAGTAACTGTGACTGTAGGAGCAGCGGTGTAACCAGATCCAGGATTGTTAACAGCAACGTTGATAACACGTCCGTTAAAGATAAACGCGGAAGCTTGTGCTTGTACACCACCAGGGGTAGTTGGCGGATCGATAGTGATAGTTGGAACTACGGTATATCCAGTACCACCAGAAACAACGTTAATGTTGTTTACTCGTTCTCCCGTTCTGTTAATACCAACACGAGGTAATCCAGTCGCAGCATCAAGTTCGGTTCTGACGATCTCTCTTTCAAGAGCACCAGTACCTCCCCTAATGGTTAGTTCATTATCACCGATGAGTTGTGGTTTTGAACCTCTAATAAACTCTTTATCGGAATTAATGTTAAAACTCATGGTGTCAACTATCTCCTGACCCGTTTATCCTAGTTTATATTTAGCATCACTGCCACTCGATACTGATAACCTCAGTAACTGCAACCCACTTAATATTGTTTGTTGTACCTGCTCTAGTTGTATTATAACTAAATCTGTTTGAGGACCCTAATGGTTGAATGTCCCACGTCTGTCCATCGGGGATGTCATCTTTGATAACCGTTCTCATGCTGGACAAAACAGTAGTGGCACCAGCAGCATCACAGAACAATGTAGACTCAATTTTTGCTGAGTAGACAGTGCCTGAAGCATTGACTCCCATAATGTGTCCAGTAATAAAATTGAGGGTGTCACTTTCAATGGTAATTTGTGTGCCATTAACATCCAGTTGAAGAACTGCTGTGTTTAGACCACGTAAGATGAATGTACGACGCGCACTATCCGTATACTCAGAGTTTTTAATTTCTAAAGTATTTAAATCCTTTGCGTTTCTTAATTCATCAACAATAACAGTCTTATCGATGGAAAATCCACCTGTTGAGTCAAACTTTTCTTTTGTAGTTGCCATTTTACTTCTTAGTGATGGTGGAGGTTACAGTAATATTTACCGTTTCAGTTGCTGCAACGTTTGAACCGATTGCAAGATTGAGTCTTACTTCATTAGCACCAGTAACTTCAAATGTTGGAACAATCAGTTGTGTGCCAGTTCTGATGTTGCCATATTCGGTGTGGAATACATCAGTAGTATTATCAGTAATGCCAAACTCAATAAACTCTTTGTCGCCAGTTGTAGTATTGTGAGCAACAATAACTGTCTTGGCTCCCATGGCAGTTGCTGTAGGATAAAGAACAGAGTTTGCATTATTTACAGTTCCTTGTGTCAAAGAAACTTTATCAGTAAGAATCTTGATATCATTAAGTTCAAATTCCTGCAAGTCACCATCAAAGACTTTGACTTGATTGATAGTTCCAGTTCCAAAACCTGTATTGAGGTATACATCACCTTGGTTGTCAAGTCTCAAGACTGGTTCAACAAAAAGACCACTGGAAAGTCCAATGTCAAAGTATTGCTTGCTACCATGCAAGAATGTTCTATCTACGGCGGTGTTGTCTAGCGTTGTTGCAGCACCATCAAATGTCATTAGAGATGCTGTAATTTCAAATTCATCTGAAGTGGATGAAACAATCGTATCTACTGTATCAAACTGCAACTCTGTAGTAGTCAGTCTTAGTGTATTGCTACCATCATTGTAGAAGTAGAGGACATTTTCATTTGCTCCAGGTGAAGTTTCTGGAATGATGTAAGTATTTTGGTCAACGTCCTTGACTCCACCAAGAGAACCCCAGTTCGCTCCATCATAACCTTCAAATTGTGTGGATGTTGTATTGAATCTGATGCTGCCTTGTGCTTGAACACCCCTTTCTCCATCAGTACCGACTGGAATTACAATTGATGATGCAGCGTCAATGGTTACTTTCTTACCAGGGTTTGGTCTAAAGACCAGATCACTAACATCTGTGCTGATAGTGTTATCTGCTAAACGCAATTCCGAGTTGATAACAACTGGACATGCAGCATCGGGTCCAATTCTAACTTCTTCAATCTCTTCAAATGTTAGAGGTGCAACTGCTAACTGAGACCATGTAAGAATTGCAGTACCATTTAGTTGGGCACCTGTGGTGTGGATAGGTTCATTGCCACTAGTTCCAGTTGTACCAGCAGTTGTAACTTCATACAAGTTATTCAACCACTTGACATACTGACCAAGTGTTACTGGAGTATTCGCAGTCCAAACTTGATATGCAGGTGCATTAGTTGCTGGAGAGTGAATTTTCTTATTGGTTACAAACTCTAGTTTAGTTGGACCAAACTTGACAGTATTAATACCATCATTGTAGAACCAAAGGGTGTTATCATTAGAACCAATTGTTTGTTCTGCAAGAATATAAGTGTTACCGTCTAGGTCTCTGACACCACCAAGAGAAGACCATGCCTGAGATGTAGCACTGTATCCTTCATACTGATTCGTTTGTGTATTGAATCTGATAGATCCATTACCAACTGCTGCAGCTCCAGGTCTTTGTGATGTATCACCAGCGGGAATGTTGATTGCTGTAGTTGTGTCTACCTTGACAACTCTACCAGTAGCTGGTTCTAAAACTAGGTCAGAAGTTACAGAGCGAATCTCATTGTTCTCTAAAACAAGTTCGCTATTAATATCAATTGTACTAGTAGTTACAATAGTACCACCGATCGTTAGGTTACCTGTAGATTCTGCAACAGCAAATGCACTACCGATTGCAAAATCTGCAGATACGTTAACATTATCAGTGTTTAACGTAATAGTATTTGTTGTTGTATTGGTGAGGTTTGTTACCTCAATGTCTCCTCCAGCAATTGTTGGAGCAGTTAGAGTTCCAGTTATATTAGCAGCGTTAGATGTTAATTGCTGAGAAACTACTTCCGTCAAGGTAATAGTTCCAGTATCAACATCCTGTAAAATTGTATCAGATACTTGCGTTTGGGTTACAGTAACTTCAAATCCACTACCAAATACTTTGGGGTTATTTGGATCTGATGTTACAGTTGCTTCGTTACCAATATCACCACCAGACTCAGCATTTTCTGGATCGTTGATTGAGTTAAAGTAATATAGTGTTGTTGGAGTATTTGCAGTAACTGTAATCTCAACATCATTCTGATTACGAATCACACCATCAGTAAACTCAGCACCAGCAAATGTGAGGGTTACCAGACCAGAGACGAGTGGAGCATCCGACAGAGTAATTGTTGTTGCATTATCAACAGATGCAACCGTTGTGTTAATAGCTAATTCTCCAGGACCAGTTCCAGTCTCTGTTACTGTCATTCCAGCAACGATACCAGTTGTCGAAGTTACAGTAATTTGTGTGGAAGTAGAATCAAGTGTCGTGGTGATGTTCTCTACTAAACTTGGTGCTTTAGATCCACCTGGGAATGCAGAGAAAGCGAATGTATGTACGTTGTTTGATGCATCCGATGTATCAATTTGATACTTGTTGCCAACATAGAACGTAAGGTTTGGATGCATCTGTGCTCCAGAACCATCACCAGTATCAATAAAGAATTTGTTTCTAGTTGTTCCTGCTGTATTAATTGTATATTGAGTTGTTCCGTATGTAGCAGTGGTAGCACCAACAATAATGCTATCAGCATCTTGGAAACCAGAAGCATATGTAATAATATTGCTAATGTTTCCACCAGAAGTGTTGACTACATAAACTTCTGCATCTGTGCTTTGAGAAACACTACTAATTGTAACAGTAACATCATCTGCTGGACTTGCACCACCAACTAAGTTTCCACCAATAGTACAAGTGTCTGTGTCTGCATAGAACAAACCACCAGTAAATGTAACTGTGCTAATGTCACCAGCTGGATCCCTAGCAATATCAATACTACCACCCTGTCCATTTCCAGATGTTGTGAATACTGTAATTCCAGAATATGTTGCGTTTGCTTCTGCAAGAATAGTTGAACCAGCGCCACTTGCTGATTGTGGCGCACCATCTGCAACTTTGATAACATCACCAACACTGATTGCAGAAGAAGTGACCGTGCCACTAAATGTAATCAGTTGAGTTGGTTGTGTTGTGAGTGTGTATATAATTGGTTGAGTTAGGGAAGATGCGTCTACACTCAGACTATCACCAATATTATATCCATTACCAGCATCGGACAATGTGAAATTGGTGTCATCAATAACACCCAAAGTATCAATTGTAAATGAGAATGGTGTTGTTCCTACTCCAAATGGAGGTGCGAAGTCTAGAACTGCAGCACCAGGAGTTGTTGGTGAAGTAGAAAGAACAATTTGATTTGGTGTGGTTGTCAGATCTACAGAAGAAACTGTAGTGTCAGCAGCGAGAACACCACCACCACTTGTTTGGGTAACAGTGTAACCATTGAAGATACCAGAAGCATCGGCAACTTCAATAGTGGATAGTCCAAGAGGAGAAACAAAAGTTAGAGTTGCTGCACCACCAGTGGTTGCAGGACCAGACATGGTAATCTGGGTAGCATTATCAACTGATTGAACAGTTAGTGTTCCAGAACCAGCATCACCAGTGCTTCCAGCATCGGTGTAGATAAGCATTCCTGGGTTGATTCCTGCAGTGGTTGTCATTGCGACAACAGCAGAGGAACCAGTGAGAGTTGCAGCTGCACCAGTTACCTGTCCAGGTAGTGTGGTGGATACATTAGAAACTGCTACTGGTAAAGTTTGAACGTCACCTACTACGTGATCAGTTCCATATGATGTAATTGTAATTGCATCAATTTTACCAGGGTTACTGGTTACTGTATATGCAAAGTTAGATCCACCACCTCCACCTAGGTCAGAATCTGCAGCACTTAGAACGTCACCAGTTATGTAATTCTGTCCATTATCTGTAAATACGACGGCAGTAACTTCACCGTCATATACAGGACCAGATAGTGTAAATTCTATTCCAGTACCAGCGCCACCCAAGAAGTTATTTGGGAAAGTTACAACATCACCTGCTTGGTATCCAATACCACCAGAAGCAGTGACAATGTTGGTAGCAGATCCACTAGTGATTGTAATATCATAAGAAGTGCCATAACCATAAGATCCAGCAGTACCAGATACAACATTCATTGTACCGCCCATGCCAGTATGGACAGAACAGTTATATTGCAGAACAGTGCCAGCAGTTGCAGCAGGAAGAACGATTATATCAGTAAATGCTCCAGCACTACCAGGAGTGCCGTTAGAAAGCATGATATATTCTGCGGGTAGGAAACTACCTGCATTATCGTTGAACATCAAAGGATGTCCAGTATTAGATGCATCAGATTGATCAAATCTGTAGGTATTGCCAATAGTCAAGCTAAGTGTAGCTTGAGTTTGTCCATCAATCTGGTAAAGATTATCTGGTGGTGGAGTACCAGGATTTGTTACTGTAGTAACAGCAAATGTTTGTGTTGGTGTGTTGAATGCTTGTACGAATGTGTATACACCATCGGTGTATCCAGAACCAGCGTTGGAGATAGTACCAGGATACTGGGTGTTACCAGTAATAGTAATTGTTGCTTCCGCACCAGTTCCTGTACCACCCGTCATAGGAACAGCTGTATATGTTCCAGGAACATATGCGGAACCTTCTGTAATGTCTCCTACAATGCCATCTACATCGAAGTCAGCAAACATTCCTAGTGTAGGAGATCCACTAGAAACAAATGGTTGTGCTGCATAACTACCAGCAGTGTAGTTAGCACCTGTATTGGTAATTGTACCCTTAAATTCTAGTACAGTAATATCTGCGGTTGCACCTTCACCAGATCCACCAGTAAGAATTACGCTACTATAACTTCCACTGTCATAGTTTTGACCCTGGTTTACAATTGTCAGACCAGACTGGACAAGAATTTTCTTTCTTACTTTGATGTCTCTATAACTAATTACCTCTAGAGGCGCATAGTCAAATAGGTTCTTACCAGCAGAAACGATGCCTAAAGTTCCTGTGTCTGCTTTGAAGATGCCTAAAGTTGAATCACTAGTAAACGCCAAAGATGGCGCAACTCTAGTTCCATCTCCAATTTTTAATTCGCCAGTGGCGAGGTTACTACCACCAGATGTGACGTTGAAAATCTGGGCACCGATGTCATTGATTTTTACCCTTTGCTGTTCAAAGGTATCAGTGCGTGCTACATTAATTGCTGGCATTTTTGATTAACTCTCGCAGTAAGGATTTGATCTCAGAAACTTCATTCTTCAACATATTTATGTCGTCCAACGCGGAACTCAGCTGCTTTGATTTTCTCCTCGACTCTATAGCCGAGGAGTCCTTACATATGATGGCACCTGTGTTTAGGTCCCTTACGAGACCATCGTGCCCCTCAACTTTTGCATATCCCATACGCGGAAATTAATATGAAGCAACTGCTCTCATATCCTGAATCTTAGGAACGTACACTGGATCATTAGATCTCATGACAATCTTGATTCCGAAAGAGCTAAATTCTGGTAGATTTGCAACACTATATTGCAGTTCTTGATAAGAAGTTTGCTTCTCTACGATACCAGAAACGGTATTCTCGTTAGTTGGCAATTCATCTGTATTTGGTAGACCTGTTCCGTTGAAATATTCCCACTCAATGTTATCAAAGGATTCTTGACTGGAAGACTTCTTATAACGGAATAGAACTTGTACGTCATCAATGTTCTTGACATTTGCTGTCAATCTAACATCGATCGTTGTTCCAGGGTTACCAATTGCAATTTCCTTGGTTACATACTTAGCAATGGAAGAACTATTGCTGAAGGACGTTTCTGGTCTGTATTCAATACCATTTGTATATGATACACCAGAAACTTCCCAATATCCAGTTGTCTCACTTTGTTGATCTGGATATGCAATAATATCTCCTACTCTGAAGATATCTTCTACACCCTCACCAGATCTAGCGTTACCACCAGTTGCAGATTCAACAAGAGATTCTGTATATCCAAGAGTTCCAAATGGTTTCTTGTCATTGCGTAGTGTAATCGTGAGATTTTGAGCATCAAAGATTTCTACTTTACCGTTGATCTTATTATCAAAGGTAGAAGTTAGAGCACTTGGATTTCTTGCTACGATATTCTCAGCAACGTCTACACTGAAGACCTGTCTAGTTGGATCAGTAGATACCGCAGCACGAGACTGATTCTGAACATCAGTTAGTGCTGGATCATATCCAACCGCAGAAAGTGAAGTGTCACCAAAAGTGATACCTTCATTCTTTTGGAATCCGTTTGTTGTGGATACTCTTACCCAAATCGTTGGACTGCCGTTGATTTCCTCAACTCTAGCAATCGTTCCTTTTGCTTTACTTACAGCACCTTCAACTGCTTGTGGTACTGTAATTACAGTTCCAGCTGGAATGTTTGTCAAAGCAAACTGCGAAACTGGTTTGAAATCAAGGACTTGATCTCTTCTTCCGTAACGATCTTCTTGTCCAGCAGACTTCTCAATTCTATTGCTTGCTAACTTAATAGAAGCAGAAGACAAGTCAATAGCAGGAGACAGATAGGAAACTGTAGATGCTAGTTTGATACTATACTGCAGTGACTTATCAATGTTATTAGAAGTTTGATTGATCTTAGAAGCAAGAACTTTCTGATTAGTGAAATAGTGAATTTCATTCAAGAAAGTCTTTTCATCACTAACTTGAGTGTAAGAAGTGTAGTTATTGGTAGTAGAGTCAACTGGGATAATATTGGTGGTCTGAACAGTCGTCTTTACGCTTGTAGCAGTAAATGTTAGATAATTTACTTGTGGATACAGACGCTCATATTTTTTGTTGTGAGCAACAAGAATAGATGATCCACCACCCCTAAGTGTGCTAGCAGCAACGGTAGGACTTGCAATATGGTAGTAATCAACACCAGCACTATCTACAGTATAAAGTCTGGAGTTTAGTTGAGTTGCTGGGATACCACCAGTATCTGCCGAACCCTTGAAGAATACGAAGGACTTTCCGCGATCTTCAAAACCATGGTTTGGATGATAAACACGAATGATCTTATTGTTATTTCTGAATAGATCAGATGTAGCACCAGCGTTAGAACCACCATCTGTTTCAAATGGATCTCTTCCAAGAGCTTCGTATGTAAGATCTTCGTTCTCGATCTTGAGTGTTCCTTCTCTAGTAATATCAAATTCTGCTCTATGAATAGTGAACTTAATATCTTCAAAGAGGTCTTCAGACCAAGTGTCTACGTTTTGAGATCTGAATACAGATCCTAGTAGTGGTTGTGTAGTTACAGGTGTGCTTGTAGCAATTTCAATTTCACCTAGTCTAGATGTCCATAGTGCATACTCTGTTGAATCAGTTTCAACAACTAGTGCATATTTGGAGTTATTTTGTAGATAAACTGGGTTATCAAAAATGAATCTAGTTGGTGTTGTAGATTCTGTAACTCCACTAGAATCGACTGCTACACCCATTCTAACTGCTGGTGTGTCAATCGTTACACTTGCCTCAACTACAGCGCCTGCAGCGCCATTACCGATGCCTTTGACAACGATAGATGGTGGGGATGTATACTCAGAACCAAATAGTGTTGGTTCTGCAAAGTAAATCTTACCTTCGGAAATACTTACTCTGCCGTTTGCAACACTACCACCAGGCAATTGTGGACTCTCGAAAGAAAGAATAGCAGTTTCGTAATTTCCACCAGTTTCTTTAACTGTCAAGTTTGTAACTTTACCAGCATCTCTCGCGATAGTCAATACAATCTGAGTGTTGTTGGTTGCATTGGATGTTGTTAGAGATCCAATAATTAGATCTTCATTTTGAACAAATGTTTTACCATTGTGGTTGCTTAGAACAAGTGTGTAAACTTGCTCATTAGTCAACGTAACTTCTCCGTTTACAGTAGCAGTAATTTCATTATTGTTCTTGTCTAGAACTTTTGCAAGAGGACCACTGCAATTTGATCTAGAACCAGTAATGACTTCATTGATCTTGATGGTAGCAGTGCCATTAGCAAATACACGAATTCTTGTATCAGGAGTCAAAGAACGCTCTGTGCCAGGAAGAATATACTTTCCAGGCTTGTCGCTCTCTGTATTAGTCAGATATACTCTGATTGGAATGTTGGTAGACTTTTTATTGAAGTAGAGATCAACACCAGTAGCAAAACAACCACCATCGAAGTTCTCGATCTTGAATGTTTGTGCTAATGGATTTGGTTTTGTCTCTACATCAGTAACACTATCGATCAACTGTACACCTTCATTTGCTTTGAAGATAGCAGGTAGAGTAGAGTTGATAGTGGAAGGATTCTCTGGTAGTCTGCCAAGAGCATAATACTTGACTTCAGCATAAGAATCTACAGTGTCTTTAGCAGCATTTGTTGCACTGGATGTAAACCTAACTGTCTTAATACCAGTGGTAACTCTAACTTGCTCAGATGTCAAGTCGTAATTTACAGTATTGACATCTCCAGTCCAAGTAGCATTCTCAAGTGGAGCATATCCACCAGGAATTAGAATCAAACCACTTGCATTACCATTTTCATCAGTGACGATGCTGCCATTGAAACCAGATAGAGAGTTTCCTGCAAGACCAGTAAATCTGGCATCTGGGTTTACCCATCTTGTAATATCTCTTCCTTCTAAGAAAGGATATAGTCTAGTGGATGGTTTTAGTCTCTTAATTACATACTTGACAGCAATGCTTCTTGCAAAGAACTTGAGGGAGGTTGCAATTGATCCCTTCTCATTGCTATCAGTAGACAGACCTTTTCCTAACTCATTGTTCTGTGGACTTACGTTGGAAGAACTTGCTACGGAAGCAGATTCAACCTTGGAGAATGCACTGTCGGAATTAGTAGATCCAAATGACGTGATTTCACCAAAGCTGTTTTTCGATCCAATCCAGTTAACAATGAAGGAATTGAAGATGCTGGAATATGCTTCAGTAATATCATTCTTTGCTAGGAAAATAGAATATAGTTGTGTGTTATTATCTACGACCAGTGGTTCTACACTGTCGTCATACCAAGAATCAATATTTGGTTCTAGGGCACCTTCTCCAACATACTGGAGTGCTACAAATGGATTTGGATTAATCGTCTTGGTAGCAAAATCGTTACCTAGTAGAGGTAAAGTCGTATAAGGTAGAGTTACAATATTACCAGTTTTTTGGTATCCATCGATAACACGTTGATCGTTCCTTGTATTTGACTCTACAAGAGCATAAGAATCCTCATGTGTTTGAGATCTTAATACAGACTGTTGTGTGTCAATAGCACACTTATAATCACTAGAAGATACTTCACCTCTCAAGTGAGTTTCAAAGTTATCAACGATGAATCCAGTTTTGAATCTGTTGAATCCAATTTCATCGCGAATTTGCATTCCTAGTGCTTGCTGCTCAAGAATGCTGAGAGTAGTGTAATACTCAAGTCTCTCAACACGCTTCTCCAACTTGGCAATATCCTTCATCGTATATCTACGATTATCAACAGGAGTAATTCTTACATCCTTGCTGCTCGTAGTGAATGCTGGAATATAGAGATAGTATAGAGCGATTGCATCATCCAGAGGTTCTGGACGAGTTGGGTTCTGTGAGGAGTTGCCTTCCTTAAGGACAAACTGACCTTTCTTATTAAGGAAGATACCATCAATTCTGCTCAAGAATTCTGTTTGACTGAAGCTGAATGTATATTCTAAACCCTTATCAGGAGCAGGTGTTACAGAAACTACACCGCCTTCTCCAATGAAACTAGTAGCAATACCTTGTCTAGAAGAGGTATTTGAATAACCAGTGATATAAGAAGAGTTATCAACCTTGGGTCTGAAATCAAGGACGTTCTTAAGTGAAACGATACCATGAACAGCAGAGTTGAATGATGGGATTTCTTCCAGAGTTACGCCAGATTCGTGGTTGTAACTATCTACTGTACAGAAGTCACCAGCAGAGTGCTCAAAGTAATCAAATGCTACGACAAGTTGTCCTGTAGGTGCGGGGTATCCTGGTTTTAGAACAATTCTAGAAACATCATAGAATGTATCTCTCTGTCCATCATCAAAGGTAAATCTATCAGTGATGTCCTGACCATTGCCAACTAGGTTTCCAGCAGTATCAACTTCTGGTGCAGCAACAGATGTTCCCTCATAAACATATCTCAACTTGTATGCATCTGCATAAGTCGTGAGTGTAGTAGATTCGCTATCGAAGTCTTCTCCACGGAAAGGAATAACTCTATCACCAACAGACTTAATAAGGATTCTCTTATTAGGAACGTTTGTTTTGATTCTAGGACGTGCTTTAGATAGTTCTAGAGTAGCAGATAATTTTAGTTTGGGGAAAGTATTTGTTGCGTTGAATACTGTAGTTGGTAAACTAATTTCTACAGAACCAGCATTTAGTCCACTTGCCTGATCAGTTTGATTGGTTGTAGATACATTGTCTGCGGTGATGTATACAATATCACCCTTCTTGACAGTAGTAGCGTCACCAGGATCAAGAACAGTCATAACAAAATTGGACTCATTGAAAGTTACAAACCTTTGAGTACCAAATGGTAGTTGAGCTGTAAATGTAATTGTATTTGAGTTACTAGTAGAAGTAGTTACGAAGTCTCTTCTGTAGTAATACTTGATCTTGGAGTCTTCGGATCCTCTAGAAACAGATGCAACTTGACCACTGCCAGTTGGATAGATTAGTGTTCCAGATCCAAAGTTATCAATCTTTGGAGAAATCTTGACAATGCTATCATTAGTTACATCTTCTGGAATAGCAGTGTTTAGATAAATTCTAGACTTGATAGTGCCTTCTGGTTTAGTTGCAAATTGAACAGATGCTCTTACAGACTTGCCATCTGTTCCAGTAAATTGGATATAGTCACCTTGCTTGAGAAGTTGTGTAGCATCTCCACCAAAACCATTACACTCTAAGAATCTATATCCTTTTTTACCAGAGAAGGTAAATTCAGTAACTGAAGTAAGGTTTACATATTCTGTTTTGTTGCTTTCGATATCAGCAGTAAACTTGTTAGCACCAAGACTACCAAACGCAGAACCAAAAGACTTGACATCCGCAGGACTATAAGTAGTAACACTATTTCTGAACAATACTGCATCAACTCTTGCAGCAAGAGCAATGTTTGCATTAGGATCAGTAATAGTTACTGTAGGTGGTTGAGAATATTTCTGAGAGAAAGCTTTTCTTTCTCTGACAACAACAGAAATAACCCTACCGCCAGCATCAACAGAAAGAGTTACCTTAGAACTGTCAAATGGTTGACCGTTGATAGAAACTCCTGCCGATGACGCCGTATATCCACCAGTAGATCTATACTTGGTAACAAAGTGAGAAATGGTATCGTCAGTTGCAATCTTAGCACTGTTGCTGTTCTCATCAATCAGAACTTCTCCAGACTTAAATGTTCCAGAGAGGGTACGAACCATCAGCATAGCAGAACTACTGAAAGAAGAATCCGTACTTCCTTCAATTACACCATATGCACCACTAGTGACACCAACAACATATTGACCAGAAGAGAACCCAGTAGATGGTGTTTCTTCTAATACAAGTTTTGTGAAGAACGTAGGACCAAAGTATCCTAGTCCAAAAATAGAATTATAAACTTTTTCACCACTGACAAGAGTTCCTTTGGAGAGGACAATATCAGTATCACCGTTGAATCCAAATCCTCTTTCTTTTAGTGTAAAGTTGCTGGATTTTGTGGTTCCAACTAGTGGAGTAATTACATCACTGTAATCAGTAATGTAACCAAGTCTAGAAACATTATCAATAGTTGCTACAGTAATAGTAATATCATCTGTAGTATCAGCACCACCAATTGTGCTACCAAGAATTGTAATAGTTTCAGTTGGTGTGTAGTTAGTTCCACCAGCAGTAACAGTAACGTTAGAAATCACACCACTGCTGTTACGAGCAACAGTAAATGTTGCACTGAGACCATTAGCAGAAGAATTACCAGTAACACCAGTGTAGGTGGCGTTTGCCTCTCCTGCAAGAGTTGTACCAGCACTATAAGTTACTGTAGCAATAGGACCTAATCCAGCACCAGTTGTTGTGTTTAGATAGAAATATCTTCTGCTTCCATCATCTTCTACATCAAATTCTACAAGAGAATCTAGTTTTGCTTTGCTTCCTAGTAGTGTAATCTCTGCAAATCTCTTCGCTGCATCTCCAGGGCTTACATCAGGTCTGGTTACAATACTGAATCCGAGAACTTTGAATGTGCTGTAAGATTCTGGAAGACCAGATGCTCTAGTTGCAACAGTGTACAGTTGATTGCTGCTATCACAGATGTCTGTGAATGTGATTGTAGGAGCAGCGTTGTTTGCTGGATTTAACTTCTGAACAGTATTAGACTGTGTGATTTCTACAGTAAATGTTTTTACGCCGTCATCATCACTGTAGATACTTCCTCTACGGTCTACGGTGCTTACTCTTTCATCAGCATCTTCTACAAATCTAGTTCCAGCAGCAAAGTCAACCTGTTGACCAATTGTTCCGTCGTTATAAAGAGAGAACAACTCAACGTCTGGATATGCAGTAAGATCAGAACCTTCTGCATTCAAAGGAACAGATCCAGATACGTTAGCAACAGAATAGGTTGGTAGTCCTCTAGTCTTGATAACTTGGTTATCACTCTCAAGAGTTTCTCTTGCTTTGCTTACTTCAATTTCTTTTGTCTCTTTGTTGACAATTTCATAACCTCTGATGTATGCCTTACCAGCACCAACATTGGCAACCATTTTTCTAGAAGCATCTTGCTCATCTAGACCGTTATAGTTACCATCAGCATCAGCAGCATAGACACCGTTGTTACCTTCTTTCTGTGCCCACTCTCTAATGTCTACAGAGAAATTATCGACAACGTAGTCACCAGACTCATCGTAAGTTCTTCTAGCGAGTGTCTGCTCTAGTAGGGAATAGTCTGCTTGTACAACTTTCTTTTGTACAACACCCCTCTTCACACGAAGGAGTTGAATAAAATTCTTATCAGTTTGAGTATCTAAATCATACTTCTTGAGTGATAGACTAATCTTCAGTCTATGTGCTCCAGGAGCAGAGAAGTTGGAAGACCCAATAGAGTTGTCATATAAGGATTCGTCCTCCTCTGGAGTGACAATATCCTCCATGACTCGGAATCCAATTTTTGCACTAGGTGCATTGTAGTATGGATCGATGACTAGTAATTGCTCTTCATTTCTTACGAAATATCCATTAGCAAAGTAGATACCTTCTTCTACTTTAACAGCAGAGGCAAAACCCATTGCTGGACTTACTACAGAAGATTCTTCTGCTGTATCAGGATCGACAACGGTGACAGCAGTTGGTAGAACAGAACCATCTGTACCAACAACCATTAATGGTGTGTTAATACCATCGATAACTTCTAGAGTCTCACCTTGGCGGAAGGTAGACTCATTGTTAGCATTACCACTGGTTGTGTAGATGACAAATAGTGTATCTGCATTGATTTCGGTAGCGTTCTGTGTAGAAACTACGTTTCCAATAACACCAGAGGTAAGACCTCTTAGTTGTGTACCAATTAACTGTTCAATGTCATACTTCTTGTAGACAATGTTATCATCACCGTCATTAACAGCAACCTCAGATACCGAAGATAACTTAACGTAGTCTAACTTATTGTTTAGTCCTACTTCACCAGGGATTACTAGGTCTCCCTGTTTGAATGCATACTTACCATAGCTTTCAATCTGGTTCTGTAAGATAGATTGAAGTTGTGTTAATTCTCTACTCTGAATAGAGTACCCAGGACGG